ATGCTGCCGGCACGGCTTTGTCCATTTTGATATATCGTGCCAACGCTTGACCTGTTGGATCCAATTGCGATATTGCGGCTGCGCCTTGTAATTTCTTTTGGATTTTTTCTGCTGCGGCCAAATTGCCCAATTCTGTGCGAACGCGCAACTTTGCGCCATAGCCGTTTAACATTTCCAAATCAAAATCCAATGGAAACAATCCTTGACGCTGCAACACATCTATCATACGCTTGACCAGATTTTCCAAAAATACATTCAAACGACCCAACGAATTTGAAATAATGCGGTTTTGCTGTGTATGTTCCAACGATACTGCGGTTGCGGTCTGATCCGGTATATCAGACAATGTGGTTGAAAACATGCCGCGTTTGATTGCCATGGTCAATTGTTGTATATTCCATTGCTGCAAATCGGCCTGTTGCTTTACCTCAACCCCACGAATTGACGGATTATCGTTCATGTTTGAATTGACCGGTATAATTGCGCCCGGTTCAATTTGCCAATTCTTATAATCCTCATCTGATACCGCTGTGAAAAATGGCACAATAAATGCCAACGCACGCAGCGCATATTCTTTGATTTTGTTTAATGTCTTGAAATCCGCAATAACTTTTAACCCTTGACCGCGACTGTATGTTTCACCAGATGTGCGCGTCCATCCCAAATCTATAAATGGCGATGTTCTGTATTCGCGTTCAACAATCTTGGATTTATCTTTTTCTGAAATAACCCAATAATTCCAACGGCGGGTTTTTGGATCATAGAAAGTGGCCTCCAATAATGGCGCCTCTTTGTCCTCTGATCCTGCGTCAAATACAAACTTGGCATCATGCCACTGCTGCTTGACCTCCCAATTCTTTTTAACAATCTTGCGGAAATAATACCAAACGCTACCATCCGGCCCCAAACTATATGTAATTTCACGAAATGGCACCGCTGCAAATAATAATGGATGGCGTTCGTCCCCCTCAATACAAAGCAATGTCATTTGACCCGGTATCAAATCATAAATACCCTCTGTCATTGTCATATCAAAATTGGATGTCGCTTTGTATATGTTTAACAGACGCGCCAATGTGCCCAATCTGCGATTTGCCTCGTCTAAACCGGCACCTTGTGCATTTTCAAACATAAAACCGGCCTCAATGTCAATCCAATCTGTATTCACCGGCGCAATCAAACTCTGCACACGATTCACAAAATCATCACAAGCAATTTCCAATGTTGAATCAACGATATTGACGCGGTGTTTTGTGCCGGCCGCGTCCTTATATTCTTTCAATTCGGCATATCTGTCCGGCATACCATAACGATACACATCGTCATATAACAACTTAAAGCGTTCTTTTTCTGGCAATGCCGCTTGATATTTTGCATATAATTGTTCAACTTTCATCATGTGACTACCCCAATGTTCCGGTTTCGTTTGTTGTGGTTGTCGTCTTTTTATATTTTGTGCTCATTGTGTCCAAAGACAAACCAGCACCCAATTGCGCACGCTGATCATCCACCAGTTTAATACGCTCTTTGCGTTGTTCCTCTTTAACTGCGGCTGCCTCTTTCTTGCGTTCGTTTTCTGCCTCCTCGGCCAAACGATTTGCCTCGCGGGCTTGGTGTTCTTGCGCTTTTTGCGCTTGATGTTGTGAATACATTGACGCACCAGTGGCGACCATAGATGTCACCAACGCAGCAACTGCGACTCCTGTTCCCATTTTTATACCTCTTTTCTAAATATGTGCGCTTTGTATCCTTGGCGCACAAGCCATTGGTTATATTTGTCGTCAATCTCGCTGCCTTGTTCAATGTATTTACAATCATTGTCCTTGGCGATCTGTTCAATCCGGCGTTGCATTTTACGAAATGCCACAGCATTATCACATCCACATGATAATACCGCCATTTGCTTATCACCCCATGCGTCCGGTGTTAAAATCCAAACCAAATACCAATCATCATACAATTCTGCTGTTGCGCCGCGCGCAATCAGTGTTTCAACCCAATAAACCGACCACCCATCACCGCCGCGGCCGTATTTGTTATTTATTTTTTCAACCCATTTGACAATGTCGTCGTGTGTCACAGGTTTCATATTTACCACCTCATAGCGTTTAATACTGTTTCTTTTGGCGCACGGGTTAAACCCTTTGCGCGTTCTTTCATGGCATATATCAAACAATCACAATAATCGTCATGTTCGTCTTGTTCGCCGCCCGTAAATGCCTCGCACTGTGTGCGAAATTCAATCATCCACCCAGCAACAGCCGGCACATAACAATAACCCGATTCCAAATCGGCTGCGATTTCTTGAAATCGCGTATATTTATCGCCGACCAATTCTGTGCGCGTTTTCTTGTCCATGTGTGTCGGGTATAGTTCCGATATTGGCAATCCCTCGCGCCTCAATTGTTGGATCAACGATATTCCGCTGCCCTTGTTTTCAATGTATATTGTGCTGACGCGGGCGCGGCGTTCATCCTGCGCCTTTAATACAAACTGTTTCATATCGCGGCATAAATCCGGAAATTCAACCCGTTTGCAATACCCGTCCAACAAATATATTCTTGTTCCTACAATCCCGCATAATAAAAAAGCCGAATAATCACCCGACTTTTTAATTGTCAATGCGGTATCGGCCACAACAAATAACCGATCAAATCTTTCTGGCGGCGCCTCGTATGTCTTAAACCATTCTGTTTTTATCAGATTACCACCGTCAATAACCGGCTTTTGTTGGTATTGTGCCCAAAACATCTGCCGATTTGCCTCTGAATCACGCAGCATAACCAATTCATTTGCCGGCATAACCTTGTCCCATAATGCCGTGCCATCGTCCTGTAATGCCGGAAATTCCAAAAAATCCCATGAATCCGGTTCGTTTTCTTTAATCCAACCCACAATGTCGGCCACATGCACGCGCTGCATGATTAAAATAAATGGCACTTTAACCATGTTATTGCGGCGGCTTTTCAATGTATCAACATAATACGATATACATTGTTCGCGCTTTACCTTGCTCGCACCGGCCACAGGTTTTAACAAATCGTCACATACAATTGCGCCACCATATTCATTTGAATTGGTTCCGGCACCAAATCCTGTAATTGACCCACCCAAAGACGCAGCGCGCAATTCACCACCACCCTTGATTTTCCAATTGGCTTTTGCTTTCATGGACTTATCTGTCGTGATCCCGAACAACACTTGAAACAATTCGCTTTCAATAATTGCTCGCGTTTCGGCCGAAAACTTTAACACCAAATCATTTGAATATGATGTGTATATGTTATTGCAATTCGGATTGACTGCGTATGTCCATGCCAAAAACATTTTGACAATTTCCGACTTGCCATGTCGTGGCGGCATTGCCAGCACAACATTTTTAACCGATCCATCGGCAAACACCAACGATTCTAACTTTTCAATGATTTTCAAATGAAAATCTTTGAATATGAATTGCTGCCGTCTTATGTGCCAATAAAATACTTTTATGAACATTTTGAACGATAACCGCAACAATTCACGGGCTGCATCCTTATTTTTCAACAGCAACCGGATCTTGTCGTCATTCATCCAAAGCGTCCTTTAAGTTTTTTAATTCGCCAACCTCAACCTTTAACGACCCGACCGATAACCCCGGGCCCAAACCAACTGCGTCATCACCAATAAACCCCAGCAATTGTGCCTTTAACATGCTGGCTTTCATCATCAGATTTGGCGACCCGCATTTCTTGGCCTCTTGCCGCGCATCCTCCAATTCATCAACAACCTTGTGGATATCCATGTTGGTTTCGCCGCGCACCTCTGTTTTAAGGTCTGCAATTCGCGCCATAATCTCGGGGTTTTTTGATAATTTACTTGCCATAACGGCTGCGCTTGATTCGCTGCACCCCGGAAACGCCTCTAAATACGCCTGCTTTTTTGTTTGACCTTTGACGATGCCGGCACAAAACTTTTCCTGCCTTTCGTCTAATGCCATATCACACCGCCTTATTTGTCACCTGTTGTTGTTGGTTTAACGGACGGTTCTTGACTATTCGCATTTTCCGAATTGTCGGTATTTTGTGTGCTTTCATCGTCTGTCTTATCGGTCTGTGCCGGATCAGATGGTTGATTGTCCGGATTTCCGGTATTGGCATCTGCTGCGGCTGCCAATTCTGCCTCTTTTTCCTCAATCATCTTTTTCAATTTGGCAACACCGGCTTGTGTATGTGGTTTTAATCCCAATTGTTCGCAACGCGCACGCAATTGTGCTTTTTCGTCCTCGCCTTGTTCGGTTTTTACTGCCAAACCATCTGCCTCAATATTGAAACGGTCTTTACAAAACCTTGCTAATTCGGCGTTTTTATTCAAACAAATAACTAATTCGGAATTTGTGATTTCAATTTTGCGCATGGCTTGTGTAATGCCATAACCTTGTTTGATTAAATCCAACAATTCTGCTGCAACGATATTATATGATTTTTCCATGATGTAATCTCCTTATTGTTTATCGGCCAATTCTGGAAACAATGGTGCGCCCAAAATCAACTCGCGAATTGAATCTGCCTTTGCATAGGCGGGTTTCAGAACATCCGTGTCAATACTTTTGTATTCTTGGTTGTTCTTTACATAAAAATCTTTTGCTGCATTTTCAGTATCAAAGCACAGCGAACTGTCATAACTCATAACCGGCTGATCTGTCTTTATGCGCAAGATATAACTGACGCGGCCGGCAGCGGTGATTGTTTTCTGCATTAAAACGCCACTGACAATTGCCAATTTGGCGTTCGCTGCTTTAAGATTTACACCGAAAACCTTTTGTCCTAATTCTAATTTCATTGTGTCGTCCTTTTTGTTTTATGCAAAAACCCCGCAAATGCGGGGTTTTGCGATTCTTTTCATCTTAACCACAAGAGAAAAGAAAACCCGGGGAAACCGGGTATTGCTCGTGGCGGCTTTTTATTTATACACCGCTCGCGTAATTATACCCATATCATACAAATTTTTTACATGATTTCAAGAACTATTTTACACCCAAAATACGCTTTGGCGGATTCCTGCGGCTTTCGGCTTGAATTTCAATCAACATTTTTAGTGGCAATTTAATTGTTGATTTATCGGTTAAATTTATTAAACTGAATTAAATTATAAAATAAAAAACCTTAAAAAACCGCCTGTTGTGGCGGTTTAATTTTGTTAAATGATTTAATTTGCAGATTCGTTTTTAATTATTTCTTAATTCTTTGGCAACCTCAATGATCACTTTTCGCTGCCGTCTGCGAACAAATACGCGCACCGGTATAATACGCTCTGAACTCTCTTTGCGCGGACGGCCACGCTTGCGCGGATTACCAAACGCCTTTAATGCATCCGGCACAAATATAAACCCGCGTTCATTTGTTGGAAATATTCCACGCTTACAATATACACCGACCCAATTCAACGGTTTCTTTATTCTTTTTGCGAATCTTGACTTTGGCTCATACATCATCATCCTCCACTGCTGACGGTAATTCAAATCCAATTGCTTGTGTATTTACTGGCGGTGGCGGTTCTTTTAATTTGTTGCGCAGATAATCAAACAATAAATCTGTCACCTGCCGCAACCACAGATATAACAACACCGCAACCAATTCCATTGTTTAATCCTTTTTGCTGACATCAGCAATATGGTGGTATGATCCATTGTTTGTTTTATTCCATTTGCGTTTGCGATTTTTTGCCATCTTTTCGTCTATTGTTATCTTGAATAACATATATGCACCGACCGTTTTCCATGATAACAAACCTTGAAAAACTGCCACAAAGTATTCTATTGCTGCAACACTATCAAATCGTGCAATCCCACACGCCACAATGAACATATCGGCCAATTCCTCCATACACACAGATTCGTTGTATTCGGCCATTTCCTCCTCAAACTTGGCTTTTTGACCGTCCAATGTTGCGTCCGGAAATGTTTGCTCGTGCCACTCAATGATCGTTTTTATGTTTTCTTTCATATTTACCCCCAGATCCAATATTTAATCGCCATCATACATATCATGATAAATGCTGCGCCGGCCACAATACCGATACCGAATATTGCGCCGCGCACAAACATAAATACATAATTCAAAATCTTTTCCAAAACTTTCATGTTATTCACCTCTAAACCAACCGACAAACGCGTCTATCGCAAACAAGATACTTGATATTGCAAACAAAACCGAACAAAAATGTGATCCGGCAACCATTGCTGCAATATACGCAATACCACACATTAAAAAATCAAATTTATATTGTTTCATAATTTACCTGCCTTTGCTGTTCTGATATACGCAAATACGCTGCCGCGTTTCCATTTGCGATAATCAAATTTTTTATCACGGACACGAAACAACCGCCATGCCCATTGTTTTTGTTTTAATTCTTTATCATGACGACAATCGCGCACATACGCTTTTATGCCAAAATAAATTGCTTTAATCATTTTTCACCTCCAATTTTTCCCAAATTATTTTTTCCGGTAAAATACCGCGGCAATAATAGCCGACCCCGAAACTTGGCTGACCGCCACAATTCTTAAAATGCACGCGTCTATCAAATAACATTATTTCTACCCCCCCCCCCCGCGCGAATAGCCGGTATGGCGCACAATCGTTTAACCATGTCATCGGCAGCAATAATGCAAATGGTTTTCCCATTGCGATCACTTTTTCCACTAATTTTGCTTTGTTATGAAATGGCGGATTTGAAACAATTAAATCAAAATCTGGTGTTGCTGTGGCAAATAATCCATCGTCAAAATCATAAAAATTTTGCCCATCATCCTTATGTGAAAAAATCACTTTGTGGCCGGCAGCCGTCAAAACTTTCACATATTCTGATTCCTCTGTATCAAACGGACACCAAATTGTTTTACCTAAAAACGGCTGCAAGTATTTAACCAGCGGCCAAACTGCGCATGCTGGCGTATAACATTCGTCATTTATATGCAATGTTTCATAAACTCGCTTTACCATATTGCACCCGCTTTGCTGCTTTAACCTGTTTTACAATCGTGACAATTGCGCCATGAAATTTTTCTTTTAACAGTGACATGGCTATATCATCCTCGGCATCTGTAATCAACGCCTGTTGGTTGATAAATTCGTTTTCATAAAATCCGACTATACGCACCCATTTATTCGCCATGTGTCGCTCCTTTGTATTTTCCTGCGTCCCACGCAGCAACAACGCGTTCAATCCATACACGATACCCGACCGCAATATCAACGCGCTCTGACCAATTCCACAATTCTTTTCCGTCTATGGTGACGCTGCGCGGCTGGCCATTGGCCATTGCTTGAATTGTTTGTTGGTCAAATTCACGGGCTTGTTTTAATACTGCGCGGCAAAACGCATCATCCTCGCCCTTGATATAAAACTTGTTGGCTAATGTTTTACGATAACTTTCAATTTTTTTAATTGTTGGTGTTGCTGTTGTTGCGCGCGCATGCGCATTGTTGCCATCAACAACAACATCATTTTCATATTCATATTCATTATCATTATCAGTTATTTTTGTTATTTTTGTTTTAACACTTTTAACATTTGTTATTTTTGTTATATTTTGTTCCGGCACAATAGCATTTGTTTTATCTTGATTTCCCCATCTAACATCTGCGCTTTTTCTGCCGGCCTCTGCGCGTTTTGAACAAACCTCGCGCCACCGTTCTTGATCCTTGTCCAATTGACCCTTGATAAAACGAAACGCCATTTTCACATCGTTTGGCAAATCCTTAAAGTGAATTTCAAACGCGTCTGTGTCGCCATGAATTTCATACATGAATATCAAATCCAGCAACATACCTTTACGATCCAACGGCAAATCTGATAACGCCTCATAAAAAGATGTGTATAACACAAATGATGTTTTATCTTTACTCAACATGTCGTCACCTTGTTGTTTTAATCCGCTGCGGAATCGTTTATTTTTTGCCCGATTTGCGCGAATAATTTTTTTATTTTTTCATTTTTTTCTTTTTCAACCTGTATGTATTTACTGTCAATCTTGCTTATCATCTGTTGTCTTTGTTCTCTGCTCAATTCACCGACCGCCCACAACCGATCAATGATTCCAATGGCACGCTGTGGCGATTTAATCCAAAACTCCAACTTATATTTCTTTGCCTTTGCCATTTAATCTGCGCTCGCTTATCACAAAACTTTCACCTATCAAGAATCGCGCCATTTTTAATTCAACCTCTTGTTCGGTTGCGCCGCGCAATTCCATGTTCCAACCATCCTTAAACCACACTGTCGCCACATATTCGTCACATTTTTTGCCGGCTTTCACGATCTGATGACTCGGCCCGGACAAATGTGAAACTGTGACGCGTATTTTCATCCCCAGATCCTTTGTGCTGAAAATGATTTATCGTTATTCAAAACCCACCTCAACACACCAATCTTGGCCAATAACACCTCTTGTTCCGGCTTTCGTTTATCGCTGCATGAACTGGCAATCAAATCATATTGCTGCTCAAAATCGCGCAACTGTGCCTCAATTTCTTTTATATCTCTCACTTTCCCCATGTTCCGTTCCTTTATTTTTGCGACTGATCGCGGTTTAATTCGGCCGCATCCAGCATTTCATCCAATCCTTGATTGAAATCCATAACGAATTGCGGCCATGGTTTTTTTAATCTTTTGGCAATATATCGTGCGCCTAATAACTTTTCGGCAACAATCATGTGTTGCATAACCTCGCGCATAAATGGATCGCGCACGGCATTAAACTTGCGTAATGCTTGAAACTTTTTGTCGGCTGCGACCTCTTGGCGACTTGCGCCACATCCGGCATTGTGTAATTCAATCCAGTTTTTCGGGCTGAAATCAAATGCAGACGCGCGTATGTGCATAACAAAACGCATTTTCTGGCCGACACTATATCTTGAACGCTTGAACAAGCCCTCCATGCGCCAGTTTTCAATACGAACCGGCATCAAATATTCCAAAATAGGTTTGTCCGTGATCAACGGCAAATTGGCTTGAACACTGAAATCTGATTTATTCTTTCTCATTCCTTTCCCTGTGGTTATGATTACATTGTAAGATATAACTTATAAAATGTCAAATATTTTTTGTAAGACACAACTTATCGCAACAAAACAAATAAAAAACGCTGGTAAAAATACCAGCGCAACGAATCGGATTTTAACTTATTTTTAACTCAAAATAAAACTTATTTTTTCTTAAATAATTTGTTTTGAAATATTGCATAACCGAAAAATATTGCAAACAAAACCCCAACAATACCAAATTTTGCTAATACCACCGTGGCGTTTGCCCAAACAATCCACCAATACGGACGATTTGACCATTGTTTCCGACCTTTGAATACATGCGCAATCAACAACCGGACACCAAATACCAGCGCACACATTATTGCTGTGGCACATACTTGAATAAATATCATATATGGTATATTCATTTCAAAACCTCATATCTACATATACAAACCCGTCACAGGCCGCTCTTATGCGACCATGCGTTCCTGTTCTTGGTTTTTTTCTTTTAACATCATTTTGATATAAACCACGACCTCTGTCTTTTCATAATCTGTCAATGTTTTAACCAAACGGCTTATTTCACGATCCGCATCTGTCCGGTTGTATATTAAATCCTCAATGCCGACATCCAATCCATCAGCAAACTTTGCGATCGTTCCTAATTGCGGTGTTGTTTTTGCTTTTACAATACCGTCAAATACCATGCGATTGTTTATTTTACATTGTTTGCATATTGCAGCATCTGAATTTAATCCGGCACGCTTGCCAAATTCACGGATCTTTTTAACTATATTTTCATTGTTTAACATTGTTTTTACCTTTGTTTTAATTTTACATTATTTCCTCCTTTCGGTGTAGTAAGTTATATCTTATCTTTTTTATTGACATTATGTAAGTTATATCTTATAATACACACATAACCACAGGAGGAAACTATGAACAAAACAATTATTTTTTCCGTAATTTTCGGACTGTTTATCGGTATTATTATCGGTGCTGGTTTCTGGGGAGAGAAACATACAATGTGTGTTCCGGATCCAACATTTCACCGTGTTGAATGCTGCAACAAATTGTCGGCCAATGGTCACTGTGCTGTTGGTCAATCTGTTCAACTGTATAACATATAACGGTGGCCACTATGCAATTTGATCCAAATCGCCGCGCTTTTAATTCCACTTTCCGCCCAATATCAAAAAAACGGGCAGAGGCCATCGCAAATGGCACATGGAAACCAAAACCACGCAAACCAATCAGACAAGTATCAAACAAAATGCACCAACGCATCATGACTTATCGTGACGCTGCATTTAATTACTGGGGAAAATGCTGTTTCTTATGTGGCCGCAACGAACACCAAACGCGCCTTGTTGTGCATCACATGGATGGCCGCGCAAATGGTGACGATGTTATGCGCACAATACCATTGTGTGACGGCCGCTTTGGTTGTCATGCACATAATCACAATGGTATGGGTGATCCGCGCACGGCTGAACTGAACGCAGAAATAGAACAGAAAATGAAAGAGAGGGGAATAACACATGAAAATCACAATAGAACATGAAAAATTCACGGCCACGACCGAGGATGTTGAAATTGCCAAAGAATTGTTTCAAATGGCGGGTTTAATTGACGCTGGTGCATCTATGAAACATTGCGTGCCTATATCGGCCGAAATGGACAAATACTTGTCTGAACATGACGGCGAACCATTACCAACGACTGGTATGATTCTTATGGACGATGTGCCGCCAAAACCAAAACCTTGTCCAACCGGCACAGAATTAAAAATCCGCGGCAAAATGTCAAAAGAATACTTTGACACATTAAAAAAACACTATGGAATTAAAGAAACCACGCCACCCCCGGCAGAAACAACCGATGCACAAAACGCGTTGCCACTGTTTAATCCATTATGGACTGCTGCCGATGTTGATTTTGGTAAAAACTATTTACAACAGTATTCAAATCCTTGCAGCACTCTGCACGGCAATTGTGGTGGTAAATGTGTGCAAACCGAATTATGGTTGCGTAATAAACGCACCGGCAATTTATCTGTGTGCGATGTTGAATTTGCAACACTGGACGAATTGCGCGCAACGCTTGATCCGTATGTTAAATTGGCCGCGGCTGCAAACGCGGCAAAACAATCCCAAAAATTACCATGTTCGCGCGAACGCCTTGAACAACTGGCCAAACTATTTAATACCGGCAAATCCGATGCCGAAATCATAGAACAATGTCATATTTCTGCATCATCTGTCGCAACATATCGCGCGGCTGCAAAACGCTGCGGATTGCTCACGGAATAACCTTGATTTTTCTTAAATTATGGTGTAAAAATGGAATACAAACACAGACAATATTTTGAAAAACTGGCGGGACGACCACTCTCTGATTGGGAATTGGTGGATGCATGCCGCCGGATTGTGGCATTCAATGATTGTCTTGTGAAAATGCAAAAGGAAATTGACGACAATGGACGCTGTGATTCTGGCGCGGGTATCATCCAAAGAACAAGAGGACGGGTTATCACTGGACGCTCAATCGGCACGCCTTACAGAATATGCGACAAGGCGCGGATTTAACATCGTCAAAACATTTGTTTTAATTGAAAGTTCGTGCCGTGGCAACCGCCGCGGCTTTCATGATTGTATCAAATACCTCAAACATACCAGCGCACCAACATGTTTAATTGCTGACGCTGTGGATCGTGTCCAGCGCACATTTTCCGAAATTGGCATGCTGGACGAATTGCGTAAAAAGAAAAACATTGAATTACACTTTTGCCGTGAAAACCTTGTAATAAATAATACTGCGTCCTCACAGGACATTATGCGGTGGGAATTTGCTGTTTTGGCTGCGCATTCGTATGTGTTGTCATTATCTGAAAATGTGAAACGGTCAATTGGCCATAAATATGCAAATGGTGAAATCTCTGGACATGCGCCACTTGGCTATAAAAATGTTCGTGTTGGCAATACATCTGACATTGTGCCGGATGAAACAACCGCGCCCTATGTTGTGAAAATGTTTGAAACCTATGCTCGCGGTGGTCAATCGTATAAATCCATCGCACATTTGGCAAATACCATCTGGGGATTACGCACTGCACGATTTGGAAAACGCCTTGACGGCAACAAAGTCCAATATGTATTATCAAATCGCTTTTACTATGGTGAATATGAACGCAATGGCAAAATATACCCGCTGCGCTATCAACCGATTATCTCTCGTGATCTGTGGGAACAATGCGAACGCATCCGGCTTGGCCGCGCTGCAATTCGTCCAAAGAAACAAAAAATAGATTCACCATATCGCGGGCTTATTAAATGCGTCAATTCTGGCCGCCTGTGCCAAATTGAAACCCACAAGGGCAGATTATACCTTGTGTCATATACAACGGACGGAAAACGCAAATATACGCAAATGGACGACATAAATGAACAGATTGCTCAAATACTTGATACAATAAAACCAACGCCCGAATGTTTGGCCTATGCAATGGAAACATTAAAAACAACTGCGCACAGCGAACGCGATTGGCACAAATCTGAAATACTGCGTCTGCGGGACGAACAAGACATGACCCAAAAACGAATAAATGGTTTGTTGGATCTGCTCATAGATCAAAAAATCACACAAGACGCTTACAATACAAAATACGAACAACTGACTGCTCGTGCAAATGAAATAAAAAATATGCTGAATGCCCACAAAACCGCGGATGATACATTTAATCAAACAGTGGTGAATTTATTAAATCTGGCCAATTCGGCCGGTGATTTATTTCGCAAAAGTTCGAATGTTCGGTCACGGTCTGATATTTTGAAACTCGTGATTCGAACTCTTGAATTTGATGGTGTAAATATCGGTTATTACTTGAATTTTCCATTTTCAGAAATGCAAAATCTGACCGATTTGAATAGATGGGGCACCTTACTGTGCAATATTCGAACCTCCAAAGCGGCGGAAATTCGGCGTTATCAAGCGGCCAATTGGGATTTTAATACCCTGTTGGCAGCATAATTATGGATTAAATAATCTGTTCTGGCGGTTGCCGGTGTCAATATGCAACCATGATATATTGTTTTCAAAGTTTAATCCGTCAAATGCCGGCAGCAACATCAACTGTTCGCGGACACGATTGTATGCTTTAACCTTGGCGGCTTTATCACCGGCACATTCCAATTCAATTGACCGTATATGCAAATCCAACGCACGCCCGATTTTGTGCATGCTGTATTTTGCACCGGTTGTGCTTTGTGGATCGCGCAGCCCACAATCAACCAGCCCAGATGCATTGACTGTGCATGCGCCAAACTTTTCACGGATCGCATCGGCCATGCGCAGCAACCGTTCATCAAACAAAATCCACGCTGTTTGTTCGCCAATCTGACGCAGCAATGTTGGATTTACCAATTCTTTAATTACAAAGTGTTTGCATTTATACATTATTTTCAACCTTTAATTATATTATTTTCAACTTTTTTATAGTTAAAACCCCTAAAATCAGGCAAATTGCAAAAAATGCAAGCATCCATTTATCGCGCTGCGCCTCTACTTTGGCCACATCAGATTTGCATGATTGCAGCATACTGTCTTTTCCGGATTCAATTGCCTCAATCTGACTGTATATTGCTTTGGTCTGGCATTCTGGTGGCAATGATTCTTTTAATGCAACGATTTGTTGGCTGACGGATTCCGAAATTGAATCTGTCGCAGATTTACCAGCGCAGCCAAAACATGCCAGCGCAGCAATCAAAACAATGTATTTTTTCATTTGTGTCGCTCCTTTAATTCTTGAATTGCCCTAAATTGCGTCAAACTCAAATCCGCTTTGGCTTGATTGCAATTGTAATGCACCGGACGCAGATTTTCCGGTGTGGTTTTGCCACCTTTACTTGCCGGCTTTACATGATCCAAATTCCATTTTTGGCCGTCCAGTATCGGCAGCCCGCACAGATAGCAATAACAAAATTCATAATGCACTGCGTATTCACAGATTTTTTTGAACTCTTTTTTGCTTTTTGCCTCCATGCTCCGCCTCCTCATTTTCCTAATTCCGCTCCATATTCTTTATCACCAACCTTGATTGAAACTTTTTTGTTTTCGCGCCATACCTCAAAACCCCAAAGCACAACGCCTGTTATACACCCGCAACAACCGGCTAATGCTGCCGGCCATGAATTTATATCGCCAACACCCATATACAAACGCCAGACAAGATTCACGGCGATTGCCAAAAAACCAACCACGCGGGCATACGAATATTCATTATTTGCGTCTTTTAACCACTGCATGATGTCTGCTCCTTGATTTTTTCCATTCCGCAACTCGTTCTGAAATATATGAATTGCCGCCACGACTGCGATATTCGTCAAATAAATTCATAATTGTTTGATCATCATCCGGATTCTGTTGCAGATTCTGCATAATCTCAACGCGCCGCAGCCGCATAGCAAAGCCCTCACGGCGTTCCTTTATCAACTGCAAAACAAATAAAACCGTGGGTGCAACCACGGATGATATAATCGCAACAATTACTGCATCTGACATTTTCTCTGCTCCTTTTTTATACAATGCGCCACGCGCGATTTTCGCGTTTAATTGTTCCCATGCGCGGCAATTTGTCCTTGAACAATTCAAGTGTGCGGCGAATCCGGCCGGACTGCGTAAAAAATACGCGTTTCACCCCGTCCAATTCCACTTGAACCATCAAAACCTCGTTGCCGTATCTTTGATACCGGCTTTCACGAATAGTGAAATCCAAGAATTTCACGGGTTTATCAACCAGTTTTTCAATGCTGATCTTATCACCCTCCAATCCCAGATACTGATTTGCGGCCGCAAATGTTTCCGCATCGTCCGCAAAAGACGGCACATCACAGGCGGCTGCACAATTCGTCAATGTTTCTGACATTTTTGCACACCTCCATAATACGATCCACATCCAAAGCCCGCCGCAAATTATATGTTTTCGCCCAACGCATCCAACCAATATAACTTGCGATCGTGCTACGAAACTGACCCAATGTTATTTTGTGCGCATAAGCGCGTTTCATAATGCTTTTGATTCTGCGTTTTGCCCGTTTGGCTGTTGATTTCCGCAGCAAAATATACTTTGGAAAATGGCGATAACCCAAAAAATCAACGCCGCGCGATACCGGAAATACATCACACTTGCTCAAAGTCAAGTGCAATCTTTCCGCACAGAACGCTTTAACCTTGGCCGCAATATCGTGCAATTCCTCTTTGCTGTTAGCAAAGAACAGAAAATCGTCACAATACCGCAAATACGCTTTTATGCGCAAATCCTGTTTAACAAACTTGTCTAATTCGTTCATATACACATTGCCGAACCACTGGCTTGTGTAATTCCCGATTGGTGTATTTGTTTCCCCCGGGTATGAATCTATAATATCGTCCAGCAACCACAATACATTTTGGTCTTTGATCTTGCGCCGTATAATCTGTTTCAAGATTGCATGATTTATTGACGGGTAAAACTTACGAATATCACATTTCAAGCAATATCGGTTTTTCCGTATAAACTGCATTGTCTTGACAGAACCTTTGTGCATACCCTTGCCAACACGACATGCGTATGATTCCGCAATGAACATATTGTCCCAAATTGGCTCCAATACATTCATAACCGCATGCTGCACAATCCGGTCTGGGTAAAACGGCAATATGAATATTTCCCGTTTCTTTGGCTCGTATATTGTGCGCATTGAATACATGCTGGTGCGAAAAGTTTTCGTCACCAACATGTCGCGTATGATCGCCAGATTCTTTTCAAGGTTTCTGGCAAATTTCCGAACTCCCTCCTTGCGACCTTTGCCTTTTCTGGCCAAGACATAGGCATATCGCAAATTGTCCATGTCAATAACTTGATTCCAAAGATTCCCGTGTCTTTTCATATCAAAGCGTCCATTATTCGGATTTTCGGCCGCGCCTACTAACCCAAACATTACTCCGTTTTTGTGTTTTGCTGGTCACCCAACATGGATGTTCGGCTCAGCCGGGTTTCCACACATGGACTCCGTGTATTATCTTGACCCGTATCCGACCGCGCGCGCCGTTATTCGCATTCGCATTCGACAGCGAATTATTCGCATTCCGCGACCGAGAACCACAATACGAGGAATTGTCCCAATTGCCTCCTGCCAGCAGCAAACCAACGCTCGCCAACGATAACCGCACACCCAAAACTGTTTTACAGATTTCGGTGTTCGGGCATCCGCCCGAACACAAGCATCCGTATTACATATACCATGCGTGAACCGCAGGGCTCCGACCGCGCGCGCCGCAATCCGCACCCGCAAACGACAGCGAAATATTCGCACACCGCGACCGAGAACCACAAGACGAGGAATAGCCCCAACCGCCCCCCGCCAGCAGGATCATTGCAGAACCATAGAATTGGCCTTGACCGCCATTTTGTGCATTCCACCCAGAACCACCAGCGGCTGACCAACCTGCCAAATGCTGCCATTGCAAACCGCACATTTCCTCACATCCATAATTGGAAATCATACGGCGGCTTGCTGTATCGCTGCGGCCACCGGTTGTGTCCGGATTTGGTTGCGCGCTACCGGCAACGGCTGTTTGTTGATTTGAACCCTGTGACGCAATGAAAAATTCTTGATCCCCGATTGCATCCTTACCTTGCAAACGCAGCAATTCCATCAACTGATAATGCTGCAAATTGTTTGCACGGGTTGCACCATACGCAGATTGTCCAGATGTGCCCATGTTATAAATATCAACCCATGAATCTGTTTCTTGAATATAAACCATACCCGCAGCATGGTTGATTGGCATGCAGCGTGGGTAATGGTTAAGACACCATACAGATTGTGGCAATATGTTGCCGGCTGTATAACCGCTCAATGTGTGGCCGGAAATCGTGCCAACATTGACGCATAATGTGTGGAAACCACCAATGCGGCGGTATGATGTATAACCGCTTGGCGCACTGGATGACAATGAACAAACAACAGATACTGTTGAATTGTCATTTGTGGCCACATAGACATAATAATCTTTTCCGGCTGTTAAACTTGATCCAGAATCCAAACAAGACGCAGGTGTGATTGTTTGTGCGCTTTCTGTTTCATAATGTGTTGTGCCAACCGCAATACGAACACCGGCCTTGATTGTCAATGTTGTTGCGCTTGCTGCGACCAAAAATCTGTCCGGGCCGTGTTCGGTTTTTTCACCGACTTTATACCCACCGACCTTTGATCCGTCATGAACGCGAACCTCTTTTTTGTCCGTGTCCATAGTGATTTCACCAATGGCACCTGTAAATGTGTCATTTTGTGCGGTTGTCCCGCGGCGTATTTTCAAAGTGCGTGACATTTTATTCCCCCATGTGTTCTATGATTTGTTCTAAATGGTTTATTTCCACAGTTAGCGATTGGATTTCGGCTTTTACAACCTCCCATTCCTCCGCGGTAATTTCGCCGCGCAGGTATTTGAACTGTTTATAATCCCAGTTTTCCGCCAAATCTTTTTTAATATCGTCAATTTTCGCATGAACCAGTGCTTTTTTCTGATCCAAACTCATTTGACAGATTTCATAATCGCCTGTGTCCAACAACACAACATCCAATTTGTCATCATAATTTGACGCGGCGTTGTGTTCATTTACAAATTGGCATGCGTCATAATATTCGCTTGCCGGTATAATATCACCTTGGTTGTATATCATATTTTTGCTCCTTGGTTTAACTTATTGTTCCCATGTCATATTCGTCTGTTGATGCCTCATCAACACCCCCGCAATCAAATTCTGTGACCAGCGCAACAGTATTGTTTGAAATTTCAATCCCAAACCCCGCAGACAATGTGTCTTGCTTGGCATTTAATGCCGTGGCCATTGCTGCATTATCTGTCGGATCACCGGTAATATTCGCAAATGCGGGCGCTGTTCCTGTTTGGCTATCAACATACGCCTTAATCGCCTTTTGGCTCGGCACAATTTCATCACTTGTGTTCGAACCGCCCAGCGTTTGATCTGTGCTGATATTAAGAAACCTTGTCATTTGCGACCCTTTTGTGTTTTTTAACCGACAACAACTGCCTTATAAACTGATGCGGCTATATTTGACGAACTGTTGATTTTGACGGTGATTGTGCTTGCTGTGTATGTAATATCGCACATTACCTCGTTTCCGGTTGCAACCTCACGGACAGAACAAACAACATCGGCTGTGGCTAATGTGTTTGATATTGACCATGTGCATAAACCACTGGTTGCTGTCAATGCTGGGTTTGCAACGGTGAATTTTTTACCGTCAATTGCCTCACGGACTGCTTGTTCTGTTGGCAATTTGCTATCAGATCCGGTTGAACCAACGGTTGTGACGATTGTTCCGGACTTGAAATTGGATGTTGTTAAATCGGCAATTGTGTTATCGTCTGCGTCAATTGTTTTGTTTGTCAATGTTTGTGTTGCATCCAAACGAACAATGTCGCTGCCCTCGGTATTATCAACCTTGGAAACCTGTGATATTGTGCCACCCGCTGCAACATCCGCCTCAATAACAATATGATCGCCTGCGTTCCATTCAATACCACCGATTGTTTTCGGCCCTGTGCCGGACACACGATAGAAATAACCTTTTTTAACTGGCAATGTAATGCCGCTGAAATCGGTTGCAGATGTGATGTCCCATGTGCCTTTATAAACCATCGCACCAATATGTGCTGTGGCAATTGCGCTTGCCAATTGTGCAGGTGTAATAACCAGATTTGTTGCTGTTCCGGCTGTTGCCTCTGTATCTGTCGCAATTCTGATAACACCGGCTGTGGCATTGCTTGCGGACGCAACAGATATTTGGCCATCGCCATCAACACTGATATTTGAACCGACTATAACGCCGCCCAATGTTGAAACGGTTGCTGGTGGTAAATACCCAATAGCCCTTGATACAGTGCCATTGTAATAATACAGGTAATTATCTGATGTGTTAAACCAGATTTGACCGGATCTAACCCCGGCCGGCGTGGTTGCTACTTTATGTATAACCACATTTTGGACTTCATTTCCGTTCATGTCTATGTCGGAAAGAAACGGTTTTTTTGCCATTTTGTGCTCCTTTGTTGTTTTTAATTTATTGTTCCCATGTCGTATTCACGACCCATAACATCGGTTATACCGCCGTAATTCAAATACGCTTTGCCCTTAAACGGTGCGTTCGCGTGCAATTCAACTGTATTTGAATCTATGTATTTGACATCTACCTCTATTTCTGTGCCGGCCGTATCAACCACGGTCACAGACGGGTATTTGTCCAAATTATGAACTATTGTCCAATTGGCCTGTTCCTCCGACATTTCAAACACAAATGACTGTGCTTGCGTTGCGACATAGTCCTGCATTTGCTGTATTGCTGCCTCCATATTGCTTTCGCAACGGGCAGCCGCGGCCGCTGACGACTGGGCGGCCGCAGCATCTTGTTCTGCGCTTTCCAGCGCATTATTTATTTGTGTAATAAGGTTTTGTGCTACCGCTGGATTCCATATAAATAACTTTTCCAAAGCCGCCATAATCCCTTGTGCCGGCTCTAATGGCGGTATTAAAATTTTTTGATCATCCATTGAACACCCCCTTGCTTACTGTGACATTTTCTCTTTTGATTTCGCGTTTTAATCCATCCTCACCATCCCATATAATTTTGATTCCCATGATATACTGGCCAACCTCTATTGCACGGGTTTGTGCAGCCGTCAAAGTGAATAAAACAATGTTTGAATCCGGATGTTCTATTTCTTGCACGAACACCGCTGCGGTATCTGGATCATCCAATGAACTTTTAATGATCATTTTCACCGTTGCAGCCGACAAATCCACCGGCTCACGATCCGCTGTTTCAATCGGCCCGCATGTAAATTGTTCTGTATTGCCTTGCGTGATATACAACATTGTTTTGCTCCTTGTTTAGATTCCCAAATCTTGATAATTCAAGAACTGATTTTTCTTTAATACGCGATTGTATCTGCTGACTGGCGCACCGGTTGTGCCCTCAATCAACGGTGCAATCGTTTGCACCCAGAAATAAGTGTCGCCGCTCTTTCCGTGAACGATTTTATTTGTGTTGTTTATTGTTTGTAAAACATCACTGATTCCAACGATTGACAAATCGGCTTGGCGTTTTTGGCCTGTAAATGCACCGAACGCTTGGTTTGATAAATAACCCAGCGCACCCCATGCATCCAACCCTTGTGTGATAACCGCACCGGCCAATTCACCCAATTCATCAACTGCGTCTTTGTCGTCATCCCATCCGTATAATGCTGCACTCAACAAATCACCCATCAACTTATAACAAATGGCCATTTGTGCCGAAAAAATCGCCACAGTTTTATTGAATTGACCACGGGTTATTTCGCCGCGTTTCATCATGTTATACGCATTGGCGACTTTCCGGAAATACTGAATCTGTGATGTTTTATACATCGCAAATACTTTTGTCTTGCCGGCACGCTGCCAATTTGATTGTGACGCATTTGTTGCTGATTGCTGCGTTTCCTCGGATTCCTTGATAAATTGTTCCACGGCTTGTTCATGTGTTCTGACCGGATTGCCGGTTGCGTCCGTTTCCTCAATCAAGAATTTCAACCTTGGATACCCGCCATAGATAATTGCGCCAATATCACCAGTGCGAACCAATCTTGATAAAAATTCATTCATGGACGCACGGTTTTCTGCACCCAACAATCTGTCCATGATGTGCGGATTTGCCGGATCTATCATTGCAGCCATGGTTTCGTTTGTTCCGCGACCATATCTGTTTTTCAAATAATCACCGGCATGTTCCATCATATATTTATATGTCTTGCGCGGTTGTGCGATACCGGCTGCAAAGTCCTTATAAAACCGACCAACTGGCATATTTGCTGAAAACGCACCGAATGATGTCAATTGTTTCATCATAACAAATGGTGATAAATTGACTTTTGAACCAACAATCTGACCGAATACTTGGTTTATAACCGCATCACCACTGCTGCGCGCCTTGCGAACCCCGCCAATTGACAACGCTTTCAAATGTTCTGACAATTCCGCTGCAACATCCTTGCCAAACTTATTGACGATTGCCTCTTTAACTGTGGATTCGTCAAATATATCTGCTGCATCCTTGAACGCTTTGGCTTGATAAACCATGTATTGTGCGTCTTTTTCATGTGCTTGATAATTGCTGAACACATCGCGTTTGAATACAGGTATTGCACCATGCGAACGGGATTTTGTAAAATTCGCCTCACGCGCCTCACCATCAAAGCGTTCCAACAATTCGTGATCCACCTCGTGATTTGATTGACGCGGCCAATATATTTTCTTATGCGGCATGTCTTTTTGATACAAACTCACATAAACCGGATTGACCATATCATAAATGTCGCGCAACCGTTCCATCAAATAATCGGCCGTCTGTTTATCTTGGTCTGTCAAATAACTGAACAACTGATCTATTTGCCATTGACCATAAAACTTGTCCATCAACTCACGGGATTTTGGATCTTTATACTGATTCCACATGTCCATGATGTGCGCCTTGGAAAATGTTTTTTTACCATTGTCAATACCAACTTGAACCTTGCGGCCGTGGTGGTCTGTGTAAAATACATTTAATTCCTCTATCGGCTGGCATAATTCCGCTTTGTATTTCAAGAACTGATAACTGTCCTTGCGGGTATTGTTGGCCACTGGCAACCCATTTATACGCAAAACCTCGCGCATACTTTCACCTTGACGACCTGCCGCAGCAATACCGGCTTGAACCTCACGCACAACCATATTGAAACGGTCTGCGATATTGCCGTTGGTTATCATGGTCAATAACGATTTGAAATCCGCAATGCCGGCAAAGTGTTTTCCAATCTTGGTTGCTTTGTTTTTGGCAATTGCGTCCAGTATTTCATCACGCAATTCAACGCGTTCCATGCCTCTTGTGAATTGAATCTCGTCAATTGCGTCACGGCCAATCAACTTTGCCTCTTGGATTCTGCTGATCAACTCATCCATGAACGCACCGGACATTTGTTTGCGCGGCAAATTGGCACGATATTCCAACATCATTTTGCGCAATTCATCCTCACGGGACAAGCCGTCTTTTTCTTGATCCCCGTCATAGAACTTTTTAATTTCCTCTTGCGCCTTTTCGGCCGACATTAAATTGTATTGGCGCAAATCATTGAACAATTTGTTGTGTTCGTAATCGTATTTGATATTGCGTTTGTTGGCACTGTATGTTTCCTGTAATTCATGTTTCAACCGGTCACGCTGCCCACGAAATGCCAAATCAGAATATTCTTTTTCGGCTCTTTCACGAACATCACCAATCCATTTTGCTAAACTGCGGCTGTCATGAACCATTGGTATTGTGCGCATGAACTTTGCTTTAATATCTGTTGGTATATCTTGTGCATACAAGAAACTAACCGCTGCTTTAACCGCTTTGCGCATTTCGGATGTTCCGGCTTTGGCCATACGAACCTCGGCTTGCAATTTCTTATAATCGCTTGCCAACGCTTTATTCATTGTGTTGCTGCGGTCAATTGCGTCATTGACGCGTTGAATTGCCGACTTGGCATTGTCAATATCGGCCATCGCATCGTATGAATCACGACCGTCCAGAATATCGCGCGCAACATCTTGTGCTTGGCGCAAATTATCTATTTCTTGGACACGAACCATATCATCAACAGAATATGTGTTTTTGGCGTTTCCCAACAAGCGCAGCGCATCATCCCAACGCATCATATCTTGTGCGGCATTGTTTTCCCAACCGTCACCAAATATAAATCCCTCCTCTTGCAGCCAATCCAACAAATCCTGTTCATTTTTAATACCGCCATTTTTACTTGTGGCCAGATACTTTGCTTTTTCGTCAATACCCATCAACGGCAACAAATCGTGTGTTTCTGCAAATTGTGTATTCAATTGACCCCACAATTTTGTGTATAACGATTTTGGCATGCGCGGTATGCGGGCTGTGGCCGTCTTTAACAATTCCTCTATGGTGTGTATATCGCTGTCCGATACACCATCCAGCGCACCGGTGCGCGCAGCATGTAATATCTTTTTCAAACGCACCTTTTCATTCATGGCGTTGTTGATATTCAAATTGCGCGGACGGCGGATTGTTATATCATCAAAAAACCGGACAATTTCGTCCGGCAATTCTTTGTCTTGAACCAACCCTTTACTCTTTAACGATTCCCACATTTGAATCAACCAGTTTTTGGCCATGTCAAAATACTTGCGAAAACCGCGCGGCGTTTGATCTGTTTTCAAATATGATAAAAACTTGACCGCCAAATCCTCTTGAATTGAATCATCTGCAATCAAACGCGCCGGATCCTCAACCTTGTAATATTCCAATAATGGCTGAATCTTTTCTGTGTGGCCTGTTTCAATGGCCATGTTGATATAATTGACGCTGAAAAAGTGACCTAATTCATGCAGCACTGTGTCCAAATCGCCCGATTTCATGATTTGAATAATCTGCTGCATCTTGTTTGTATAGTCAAAATACCCGCGAACATCGTCATCACCTTGATACAAACGCTGCGGATTCAAATCTGCTGCTAATTCATCCCGAACGATTTCGCCAATTCTTGCGTCAATTGTTGTTCCATTTGGCGACAATAACGCAGACCCCATTTCTGTTTCTGTTTCGTCTGGGGTTGCTCGCAACTGGGCATCGGATCTACCGGACACCGCGATCTCGCC